AATTTAAAGAATTTAAACCTTGTTTTAAACATTATTTAACTGGACATATTCAATCAAGAATATCTAGAGTACCAATGGCAGATTGGGAAATAGCTATATTCTTACCAACAGAACAATTTAAGAAAAAAGGTAAAGTTGCAGTTTGGGCTGAGTCAGCTAAGATTGCTAGGAGAGCTTAATGAGTATAGACGCTTTAAAATCTACGATAGGAAAGAAAGGTGGATTAGCCCCACAAAATAGATTTCAGGTAATCTTTGCTCCTCCTGCAATTTCTTTACTTAATCTAAATCCACAAAACATAGTAGGATCAATTATATCCGGTGGATTTAGTATACAGAATTTAGTAAATGATCCGAGGGATATATCTATTCTTTGTAAGAAAACTAATCTTCCTGGTAGAACAATTTCTACATTTGAAGATATGAGAGCTAGACAAATGAATAATTACCCACAGACATTTATTGATGAAGAGGTTAGTATGACATTTCATCTAACTAATGATTATTATATTAAAAATATGTTTGAGACTTGGATGTCTGGCATATTTGATACAGAACTTTACCGTGTAGGATTCAAAGAAGATTATGCGGTTGATGTGATAATTCAACAGTTGAACCAGAAGAACATTCCGGTTTATGGAGTTAAATTGGAAAATTGTTTTCCAAAGGCTTTATCATCTATTGAATTAGATAACTCTGCAGAGAATGCGATGCAGGAGATAACAGTAACTTGGGCTTATGATAAATTTAAACCAGAAGGCCCACTCAGTACTGCTGCTTCTGGATTAAGATCTGCAGCAGACTTTTTAACGTAATGAGAGGATAATATTATGGCATTGCCACAATTGAAGACGGCTACTTATTTGATGACAGTACCGTCTACCGGTAAAGAGGTTGAGTTTCGACCTTATACCGTTAAAGAAGAAAAGATTCTAATGATTGCTATGGAATCGAAAGATCAAAAGCAAACATTTAGAGCTTTAAAAAGCGTAATTAAAGATTGCGTAAATGATGACATTAACATAGATAATTTAACATTATTTGATTTTGAATATATGTTCTTACAGCTTAGAGCTAAGAGCGTAGGTGAAATAGTTGATTTAAATATGAAATGTCAAGATGAAGGATGTAAAGGTGTTTCACCAATACGAGTTGATTTAGATGAAATTACAGTTTCTGAAATGCCAGAATCAAATGTAATTCAACTAGACGATAAGATTGGTATTACATTTAATTTTCCATCTTTAAAAATAGCCCAGAAATATCAGGAAGCTGATATGGAAAAGGTTACAAACGTATTTGATATGATTGTTGATTGCACTGAAACCATATTCGATGAAGAAGAGGTATATAACTGCAAAAATGAAACTAGAGAAAATATTAATGCATTTTATGAGAGCTTAAGTTCCACACAATTTGCTAAAGTTTCTGAGTTCTTTGCAAAAATGCCTACTGTCGAACATAAGGTAAAATATAAGTGTCCAACATGTGAAAAAGAGAATAAGGTAGAGCTAAAAGGACTCCAAAGTTTTTTTACCTAGCCCTCTCACATGATTCTCTTGTAAACCATTACAAGTTGAATTTTGCAATGATGCAACATCATAATTATAGTTTAACAGAACTAGAAAATATGATACCATGGGAGAGGGAGATATATGTTTCTCTCTTGCAGGAGCATATAAAGAAAGAGAACGAAAGGCTTGAGGAGCAAAAAAGGAAAATGCGAAGATGAGCGAAGAAGAAAAAATAGTAGATAAAACCCATCCGGCAGATACAAACGGTGATGGTAAAGTGTCGAAAGAAGAGCACGATATGTATCTAGAGTTTAAACGTAAAGAACTGGAAGATCAGGATGCTATGCGTGACTCCCAACGTAAAATGGCTTGGTTCTCGTTAGGTGGTATGTTACTATATCCATTTGCTGTAGTTCTTGCTAGTTTAGTAGGATTGGAGCAAGCACAAAAAACATTAGGTGATATGGCTCCTACATATTTCGTAGCTGTTGCTGGTATCGTAGCAGCATTCTTTGGAGCACAAGCATTCACAAAAGGTAAGTAAAAATGGCCGACGACGATAAGAATAAACCTGCACCACCTGGTCCGAAAGGAAGAGGTACAGCTGCCAACTCAGAAAAGATCCTAGCGAAACAAAAAGAGGTTGCTGAGAAGCAGGTTAAACGACAAGATCAACAACTAAAATTACAGGAAGCTCAGAAGAAAATAGATGAGGCTATGAATAGAGGGCAAACTACCCTCGCTAATTCATTGTCCCGATCTTTAGATGGTGTTAAGTTTGCTATAGAAAAAGATCCAAATAATGCAGATCTTATAGCTACACGATTAGAAGAAACCGAAGACATTATTAAAAATGTTGATAATGCTCTTGAAGCCCAAGGTAAGAAAATAGATAACGATCCTGTAGTCCGTGGCTTAGCAGATTTAGTAGAAGAAAATAAAAGAAATACAACCTTACTCGAAGCTGATTCTACAGCACAACTAGAATTACAAAATCAATTAAGAAGCTTAAATGGTTCATTCAGTGGATTAGATGAGGCTGGAAGAGCAAATGCTGAACTACTACAACAAGAGTTTGAAATAAGTAGCCAAGCATTAAAAGATGCTATCGAGTCTGGAGATATGCAAGCACAAGATCTTGCAATGAAACAACTTGAGGAAATTAAAGCCGGTGCAGAATCTGAAGAGAACCGAAGAGAAGCACAAAAGATGAATGAGTTAGCTAACTCACGACTATATCAGATAGCTGATGCTACAGAAAAAACAGCTGAAGGTATAGGAGATGCTATCTCGGGCGCACTCGCGAGTGCGGGGGTATTAGCTGGATTAGCTGGTTTTGCTTTACTTTTCTTAGATCCAGAAGCTTTCCAAAGTATAATGGAAAGTATAATAGACAATGTTGGCGGTGTAATTGACTTTATTGAAGGAATAATTACAGGAGACTTTGAACAGGCTATGGGCGGATTAGGTGATTCCTGGATGTTATTATCCGGTGTTGCTTTAGCTCTCTTACCTAGAGTAGTTGGATTTATCGCTAACATTTTAAAAGCAGTTAAGGTATTCCAAGTCTTTATGATGAAAACATTTATCCCTGGAATTATAAACATGTACAGAAGTATAATGAGTTCTAGGCCGGTTATTGTTTTAACACAAACGTTAAATAAAATAGCAACAGGGTTTAAACTCTTTATGATGGGAACATTTATTCCTGGAATGGTTTCTATGTTTACCGGTATGATTGCCGCAGTGACACCAATCCTAGTAGCGATGGCACCAATTCTATTACCAATACTAGCTATAGCAGCTGTATTTGGATTAATAGCTGTTGCTTTAGCTAAGATAAGAGATGCAATGGGCTTTACATCTATCTTTGATGTACTTATGTTAGGATTAGCTCATATGAAAGATGCATTTGCACATGTAGTAAATACCGTTGGAAGTATAGTTAACTTTATTATGGGATTAGTTGAGAAGTTTGGTAAATTCCTAGGATTTGAAATCGAGTTACCTAAGATACCGGAAATGGCTACAGATAATGCTGCGAAGAAGAAAGCAGAATTAGAAGTTAAAGCAGCTGAAGCAGCAATTGAAGAAGCTAAAAAGAATCCTACCTTTGATGAATTAGAACAAGGAACATATGAAGGTGCAGCAGAATTTGATCAAATGTTAGAATCTTCCCCAGAGTTCGACGCTGCTATGATTGATGATACCTCATTTAACAACGCATTAGAAAAAGGTAATTTTGGTAGTGGTGATGCTATAGTAACAACAGTAACTAGGCAAGGCGATACAAATTCATCTTCAACTAACATTACAACTATTCAAGCACCTCTTACACAAGCATCTAGTATATTAGGTTCAGTCACATCCAGATAAAAAAAAGGGAGCAAAACGCCCCCTTTTAATTTTATTATTCGCCTTCTTCTGGTGATTGCAGTTCGTCAGTTTGTTTATCAACTTCTTTAACTACAGTACCAACTACACCTTCGGCTACATCAGCAGCTGTCGAAACAACCCCTGATACATCCCTTAAGGCTGCAGTAGAAACATTACCTGCGGTACCAATTACTGTATCAACAGTATTTGTTGCCATAGTTTTTCCCCCTTCCATCACAGCACCAACAGTGCTACAACCGACGAAGAAAAATAATGAGGCGAATACTGAAAATAATATTTTCATCGTATTCTCCATTATTGTTAACAATGACCGATTATAGAAATAGATTTAACTTTCAAATCATACTTTTATAATCAGACTCTTGTTTTTATTTATATAAAAAAAAGGCCGAGTATCCTATAAGGATATCTCGACCTTTAAACCTGTAGTATTGAATACGATAGATTGTACTACACGTTACCCCAAATTAATCAGCTGAAGCTAGTTTATTAAAATAGCTTAGAGTATCATCATCTTCTTTTTCAGCAGTTTGACCGAATGACTCTGCCTCTGCAGTTGTCATTGTTGGCGCTGCTGATGTTGGAGCTGAATCCATAATAGATTCTACTGCTTCAACTCCTGCACTTACTCCAAGTACTTTGTTTAGTTTAGCTTTTAGTTCAGCATAAGACTTATAGAATTTAGGATCAGTAAACTCTGAAAGAGCATATAACTGATTATAAACTTCCTCTAGCTGGCCTTCATCGCCACCATATAAAGCTGAGACTGGACTAAACTCTGATTTATCATAGTTAACCCAACCATCTACTTTTCTGATTTTGATTTTGAAGTCAGCGCCTTCCCAGAAGTCATAAGGATTTACTGGTTGTTCATCAGCAAAGTTTGGTTGCATAGAATCCATGACTTTGTCAAAGATTCTTTTACCAAATTTGTATAAGAATACCTTACCTTCATTCTGAGGATTTTCAGGATCAGAAATAACTAAAATATTACTTACGTAATGTAGTCGTCTTTTCCTTTCCCTTGCTAACGCTTTATCTTCATCACGACCTGTATTCCAAAGAATAGAGTTAGACTCCGAAACTGGATCTGGTTGTCCAATAGACGTTAATGAGTTTTCAATGTACCATTGACCATTAGGACCTTTGAATCCGTGGTCCCAATATCTTACCCAAGGAAGATCTTCGCCTTCTTTGGCAGGTAAGAATCGAATCACGGCATAACCGTTTCCTGCTTTATCTCTGGTTGGTTTCCAAATGCGGTTGTCTTCGTATGAAGTTGTTTCCGTTTTTGGGGTTGATACTGCTTCCGCAGCTTTTACGAGTTTGTCGATAGACGAGCCTCGCGAGCTCTTTAGATTTGCAAATGACATATTTTTTCTCCGTATTGCATTGTATTATCTGAATTATCCACTTTACTCATAATATAGACCTTTATTATACCACATTATGTGGCGTTTGTAAACCCTTTCTTGACAATTTGTAAACATTTGACATGATCGAATTTAACAAATGGGGAATACTTCTTGATCTTCCTCGAGATATCTGGCCAAATAATTGTCTCAGTTATCTTTTTAGATTCACGTTCCATAAACCCTAACATTGAATCGAGAATGATTACTGTTTCCAGATTGATCTCTTCTCTCATCAATAATTTTATTATCAATGGATGGGTTTGTTCAGTTATAAAAAACTTATCAAACTCTATATCCATATCAACTAACTTATTTATATCTTTTTGAAACTCACGTGTAAGCGATTCCATAATCTTTTTGTGTTGGGTATAATTAGATTCACCTTCTTCATTAATCATATCACCAACATACGAAACACCATTCTTAAAATTAGCTACATAATAATCCATTAAATTATTCTTATAATTTTTAGCTAACTTAGCAAAAAAGTATTTATCTTTTCTTGCAAAGAATGATTGGGGTTTTATATTTGTTTTAAAATTATACTTTACAGCGTCGTATGATTCTTGTTCAAAGTGTAATTTTAAAGCATTATAAAGTTTATAAGATTCAAATGGATCCATGATTACCAATTATGTATTATGTTTGCTATAATAAAAACTGCACAAATAAGGTTTATGCCAACGATAAATGTTCTAACAATTGCTACAACGTTATCGTATTCTTCTGTTTGATCATCAGAAAAACTTCCGACTGCATATTTCCATATTGTCCAGATACGTTTCATAGGGGTAGTTTATTACCTTTCCCTCCACGGATTAGATTTAGATTCGAAGCTTCTGCTTCTAATTTTTCTTTTAAAGAATCGGATAATAGTTTTTTAATATTACCATAATCCATTCCTCTTTGTGTTATGATGTAAGTCATAGCATCGATATAACTCATTTTGTTATTCGCAACTAACTCCTCGACAGCTGTCGAGAATCTTTTCTTAGTCATTATTTTTTCATTTAGTATTTCCATTATATTACTCGCATTAAAATACAGTCCTTATTGATTCGGCCTGTGGGTTCATAAATCTTTGTTGTTAATCCTTTCCAAATTTTCTTTATTTGAAATTCTGTCTTGTTTAAAATCTGGGGAAGTATTTCTTCTGGTTTTCTAAGTTTTGTTACCTTACTTAATTTAGGATCAAAGTTCTTAATTGTAGATCCAGAGACCTCGAATCCAGATCCACTATCGGTAAAGAATTCAGTTAGTTTACCCTGCTTTGTATTATAAACCCATAATCTAGTTTTACCTGGTATCAATATAGGATCGATAGATGTTAGTTTAGATTCTATAGATTCTTTCATATAGTTAAGCTTAGATACTTGCTTATCATTGCTCCTAGGAGCACGTACACGCGTCTTACGCGTCGCTTTAAAACTATCTTTAAGTTTATCTAGGTCAGAAAAAATAGATTCGTATACGTTCAGCATTTTTTTCTTATTGCCTTTTGTGATATGGCTATAAGCTTCTTTTGCTTGATCGCATGTATTATCGTATGCATCTTTTAGAACTTCATAGTCTTGTTCGATCATATCTTTAAAGATAGAGATAGCATTACCTTTTAATCCGTGGGTTTTAAATAAAGAAAAACAGTCAAACTTAACTTTATAATTTCCATCAATCCATTCTTCTACTACATATTCATCCCAATCAGAATAAATGGTATCTAACACCTTACCCCTAGTTCTTTCCTGAATACTAGGTAATTTAGGTTTTTCTTTTATAGCTTCTACTCTTTCTTCTTCTAATAGCGAAGCTTCTTTTAATAATTCATTTGCAATGATATGATATTTTTCTTGGATAG